TAAAGCTGAGAGATATGATTCTTCGAAAATCCTAAAGCAGTAGAAAGATCAATGCTACTGATCCCCTTAGACTTCTCAATCTGATACAGCGTCTCTTTGTAAACCTTCATGTTAAATCCTCCTGGACAATTGATTTATACATACAATAACGATTCAAGTAATATTTTATCAGATTGTATTCTTAACTACTGGTGTATACTAATCATTTGATACAAAATAAAAAAACGAAATTTAAAAAGGAACGGCCTTGCCACATATAGGACAAGACCGTTTATGGATATTATCGCAATATTTCTGGTTTCTAGATCTAGAAATAATACAATCGAGGGTAATCTAGAGATAAGGCTCTAGAAACACTTACCAGTGCTGTCCCCTCAATTACTATAACGATTTTGAATTAAGCGTTGTACTGAGATAAATCAGATCCCGGAGGTAGGCAAACGAGGTCAACAATTATATCGTTTATGACTCCATTTACCACTAGGTAAATCTTACCAACAACAGTATTTGCATTCACCTGATCTAATCCGTTTACATCAGCAGCCATCCGGACATAATAGTCTTCAATAGCACCGACGTTCTTCATAGTATCAAGGATAGGCGTTACACCTGCGTAGAATTTATTATACGCCTGGTTGTTGTTATACTGGAATGTGATGGATACACCCACTCTATAAGCAACATTCTCAACGGCATTTACAAGATAACGAGTCGACAGATTCGCAAGAGCTTGATAGGAAGCCGGAGGAACTTCATAAATGGTTGAGTTGCCCCAAAGGTTAGTTCCAAGATCCGGAATATTTGTAATGATGTTTACGGAAGCACCTTCAAGACTCTGCCAAGCATCCAGCAGCTTCTTAGGCACTACGTAATCCATCTTTCCGATTCTCAGGTTGTGCTTTCTGTTAGTAGGCAGAGCCCATTCATACTGAGCAGCCTGATTCAGTATCTGTGCTCTCTGGATCATAAGAGCTAAGAATGTAGGAGATGCTTGCTGCATTCTCGACATTCCTACGAATGTATACTGTCCCCAAGGAGCAAACAGTGCGGAATGGGTAGCGAATAATCCCCCATCTGCAGAATACATTGCATCCGAAGGAACTAGACGAGCCATCTTCTGAGCATATCCTTGACCATCTATATCTAAATCAGTAGAATTGATATAAACATGCTTCTTATCGAGTATTCTAGGAATATCAATTAAAGCTGTAGCACATCTACTATGATAACCTACATCCATCAGCTTCAAGCTAAGAGGAGATACAGGTAAGTTGCAATTATTTACATCACATATGTCATAGTATCCGTTTGTGTACACATAATCAAGATCATTCAGGTACAGAAGATAATCTTGGTCATCCCAACCAGGGCTTATAACTCTCTGAGGATTGTATGCAAGCTTATCTTTGAGAAGATCATAAACACCTTCAAATCCATCTGAACCGATGCTTGTACCTACAACGCTTGAAAGAACCCACTCACGTCCTACAAATAGTTGTAACTTAGAAGTTGCCCACTCAGCATAGGTATTGTTTAAACTGGATAAGAACTGAGGATAGTTATCGTACTCCTCGGAATGTGTATTAGAATACTGCTTCGCCCATTCATACCTCTGAAGTGCAATTCTATTGAGAATTCCAGCAGCACTTGTTTGATCTATCTCCTCGTTATCATAAGATTTCGGCCAATCAGATCCACCAGAAAGCCGAATGTAATTCTTAGTTCCATCATACTCATGAGGTATAGAATCATTAGGCGTACCCTCTACAACAAGTGTCCAGAAGTTGGATTCTACTTCTTGATAGTAAGGTATGTTATCTGTAGACTCATCAAAAGAAAGAACAAATGACAAGCTCTCAGCTGAGTATCTTGCTCCGCTTGCATCTAATACATAAGTGATTACATTGAAATATGGCTTCCGTGCATTTGACTCAGTATCGAAATAATAAGAACGACGCCAAACCACCTGGATATTGTTTCCGAAGGATCCGGGATACTTAGCCTTGAAGTTTAATACAGCTCCACCATCTTGCGCCAGCCTACCAGTAGAACACTCTCCAGGGCAAACACGGCATACAAGAACATCATATCCTGCAGTTAAAAGTGTTAACGCATACTGATATGAGAAATCTTTAATGATTCGATAATTAGTAGCAGGGCCACGATAAGCTGCTACAAACGCTTCTAAACCTTGTTGATCTGCTGAGAATCGTTGCCATGCGGTTTTTTCGATCATAATCTTCTCAGCGGTTCCTTCACACATAACAGAATCCGAATAAGAATCAGGATCAAAATACCCTGGACCCCAACTGGACGTTATAGGAAGGGCAACAGTAGCAAACGAATTTGTACCTATATTGTACGAATAGGTTTGGCTTACTTCATTGATTGTTATCTGCGCCATCAGATACCTCCTCTTTTGTTTCTTCGTCTTTTTTCTTAGATTTCTTAATGGTTTCGACAGCCTTAGGAGGTTCCACAGGCATCGAAGAAAGTCGTACAAACCAAGGGTCATTCAAATAACCCGGAACTTCTTTGATTTCTCCGGGTTTGAATGTTATCCCTCTAATAGTTCTTTCGTACTTTGATATGTTTTTGTATACTAACATTCAGTGACCTCTTTCTAAAGTTATATAAGGTTCTCGCCATGTTTTGAAACTATGTTAACATCTGTTACTTTCCGTATTAATTTAGCAGGTGTATATGAAACAAGTACTGCACCATCAACTTTCAATGGAATAAGAGTCTGATAAAGCTGTCCGGCTTTTATGTATTCTGATGTACTTGAACTTCTATCTATACTAGAATCGGGGTCAATCATAACACCAAACCTAACTTTACGACTTGCTTCGTAAGGAAGCTTCAATGTTAAAAAATACATGTTAGAATACTTAAAAAGTATCTCTCGTACTATCTCATCCATATCAACTACATTGGTAGATAGCACTGTAATAACATATCGGAGATCTACAGGTAATACTCTTTCATAATAAACATTATTTGTTTTATTATCTATAACAGATTGTACTCCTGAATGCAAACGTGTAAAATTCAAACGATCTCTATCAACATTTGTATCTGTTTTTCGTGTTACAGCTACAACAGGAAATGTTATGTTATCATCTTGTATCTGTGCTGCAAGTCCTATAACAGATTCAGTATCTACAAATGTAACAACAGGATCTCCAGAATTTATAGGATTAAATGATTGTTTCAAATCGTTGCATATTGTTCTATCGTAAAGATACAGCATAATCAGTCCTCCGTATCTTCTTTTGTAACCCGTTCATGACCTCTATAATCGCTGTTAGATTTAAGAAAATGATTTGATTTATTAAAAGTACGAGATATCTCCCTCTCAGTTCTACCGACGATATTTTTATCATAAACGGGTACAACTTGAGCAACTAGATGATCCGGAGCTTGAATATCATAGCTTATCTCTGTAACTTTAAATATTCTTTCAGGAACCTCACTGTACTGTCCGCTTATTCTAAATATTGAATCACGTTGTAGTTTAGGAAGATTAAAACTGCAGTGGATCAAAAATGGTAGATCCGAATCGTTCTCAACAACCCATCCAAATCGCTTGAATGTTTTTATCTTCGGAGATCCCTCAAAAAATATGTGAGTTTCAATTCTATCTGAATAACCATCTGATAATGACTGGCCTTGTTCATCGGATCCCGGAATTATCGGATACTGGTATCCTACAGGAATGCCACGCATAACAAGAGCCTCATCATATCTCTTTCGCAATAATTTTATGTCTTCACCGATTAAATTTACTGCCATGATTCCTCACGTATTATCTAAAATGATATCATCTATGTTAGCAACATAATCAAGCCAAGTCCATGTAAATTTCTTAGACTTGCATATTGCAGATATATTGATTGCTGTTCCGTTTTCTAATGCAGATAAGAATTCAGACTCTGTTGAAAAGTAAGAATTATTTAACCATCGTTCATGTTTACATGATAAAAATCCTACAATGTATGTTTTAACTTCGATATGACCATTCTTATTAGAACGAACAGACAACTGACGTATCTTATCATATCCGAGCTTGTCAAGCGTCATCAGATAAGAAATTTGATCCCCTGAAAGATGCTCCCTGGGACAGTACATTATGAAAAATCCGAACTTTCGTAGCTCTTTTAATATCTGTCCTGGATAAAGTTCATCTTCGGTTACACTTGCATCTTCACTTACTAGATCACCGGATGCATTCAGAACACATGCAAAAAGCGTTCCTAAAACAGTGTGATCTACGCTTATACGCAATCCTGATAATGAATCATTATTATAAAAATCTGTAACATGTAGAGATAGATTAACACTATTGTTTGACTGGCAGCCTGTAAGTTGATGCCAATCGGATATTTTATACCGCAATGGCATTGTTGTCATCTTGATCACCTCGCTGCTCTTTGATATACTGATCTAATTCTAATTTGAAAGCTTTCAGCAAATCTAAATTAGTATCAGGATATTCGCTAAAGTATCTAGCAATCATATCAATCTTGAGTTTGAAATAAAGTATTCGTCGCTCAGAATCAGATATCTCAGGATGACGCTCACAAAATATGAAATAACGAGTTACTACACTAGAAAATGCCTTGTGAACTGTTGCATCATCCTTATCTAACGTTGCACGTTCAATGGTCTTAAAATTGGTTGAATTATATTGCTTCAAATCTTTAAAGAAGGTGTTAGTTAGTTCTAAACTAGAAAGCATTTGATCCGGCCTCCTCATCCTGAATGCTTACTTTCCAACTCTGTGCATCGGCACCAATTTGAGGGAACACTTCAGAAAGTATTTCGGTAAGCCCCTTCTGGTAATTCTCCTTCTCATCTACACCAATATTCTTAAGAAGATCCACGAGTGCCTGAGCTTGAGATAAAGCAGCGTCTCTCTTATCAAATTGTACAGTTGATTGCGTTGTTACAATAGGATTCATATGTAGAACAAACTTGTCCACAAACCCGGACATATTTCGTTCTAGAAAATATTTATTTATACCTTCTCTCCAGCCTTCTATATAAGCAGTCTCAAGACGTTGCAATGAGTTAGCATATATTGCAGATCTTTGAGATAATACAGATCCGGCCCCTCCTAAACCTTCATTTGAAGAAAAGTTCATTGCTTCTTTAGGAACACCTAAAACGGAAAGTTTCTTATCCTGGTAATACTGAAGCAACTTATTATCTGAATCAGAAGATTCAGCCATGTTCAAATCTGTTATTGATATAGCATCAGTTCCGTTTATTTTAGGAAGATATATCAAATTGTTTGGGCTCTGAGGATTAACATATGATTGAGCATCGCCCGTAGCAGTATTCAACGAAAGCTGCTGCTCAATTGCATCTTTTATCTGTTGAAGCGAATCTCTGATTTCATCTTCTTCTGTACCGCATTCAACATTTAAAAATTTAATAGTTCGAGATAATGAAGAAAGAACAGTTGCATCTTCTAACAAACTAAGTGTCTGTGTAGGCTGAACAGCTTTGTCCATGAGAGGCGTTGCAAATTGTATATCATATTCTTCTACATTACCTGAACTATCAGAAGTTGTAATTGTGTAGTCGCCTAACAATCCTCCTAATGAAAAATGTATTATAGCATCATCAGGAAGTATTTGTAGCTGAGATTGGCCGTCATCAGGATCCATTATGTATCCCTGTGGCTTCCCCATCTTCCAAAGATGCACAACAGTCTCTGGAGGAATCTTATATGAAGGAATTATATCGTAACTGTTATCAGGAATATAGTTATTATCTAATACAACACCTATGTTAGAATAATTATTTGAATCATCCTTATAAAGCAAAGTTGTAGGTATGTAAAGATTTCCTATTGTTGCAAGCTCTAATATATGATCTCTTGCGTATAGATTTACTCTCCAACGCTTAAAAAGCCCATTTACTATATCTGAAACTTCTTTACTTCTGTCATCTATAGGAGTTGCCCAAATTATATCACCGGATGTATTAACAGTAGTAGCATCTGTTGCGTAGTAGGAAAGAGCTGTATCTATCTGCGAATCTCTTGCCAGCGCACGCATAGTGTCTATCTGAGTCTTTATATCGGAAAAACTGCTATTTCCTCTAACATCAGATAATTTATACAAAGATCCTGTAAGCAAGCTTCGTAAGTAAGAAACTGGCTTATAGTCGCGTTCTGGCCCAAATACAAATCTATCATACCATCGTCTCTTTCTGGCCAAAAGAACCACCTCCACTCAAAACTATTATAGGTTATGCTTAAGATCAAAATCTATGTCGTACCTACGGAAAAATTCAGATTCGTTATGTATCTGTTTGTGCTGAGATCTTGCTTTTCTTATAGCTGCTCCGTTTTCTCGTTCATGTAAATCGCCTATTAAAACAAATGAAACATCATCCGAATAATCGAAGACAACATCGGCTCCGTAGCTCTTCAATATAGATGCAACACGAGTAGAATCTCCATGAAGAAACATTCCGGTTATGAAAACTTTGCACCCTCTAAACATCGGTGCTGCATTAGGAATTGCAAGAGACTGATCTTCAATAGTTATGCACTCACTACTCAAAACTTCTTCAAGTATCTGAACATTTGTGTGATCTTTCAGCCAATTCATAAAAGGACGGTATTCAGAAGATCTGCTTTCTAAGCCAAGATCAACAAGTATCTTTTCCGGATTATGTATGTAGTACTGAACAGACTGAATTATATTGTTGCATCTGCTGCAGAACAAATCGTAGTTTATATTGCTATTTGGAATGTAAACAACTGCTGATAATATAGTTGATAATGATGCATTAACTTTAGCATCTATCAAACGGAATATATCAGACCTTTTAAAATCCGTAATTGTCTCTTTTACAATATGATCGTACTTGTCGTGATCAATAGATGGAAGTCCTAACGTTTTGAGCATGTGTACTAAAGCAGGATACTCTCTAGATACGCAATGTTTATCTTCGCATAAAACATCTCCATATTTAGGAACGGTATATATTTTTCCGCAATAAGGACAAGTAAATTTGTCAGAAACAATACTGGATTCCGACGGATCACAATAAAGTATTTTGTCATCCTCATCTAAGACAACACAAGCATTATCAGATACCTTACAACGAACAATATCAGAATGATTTATAGAAGATAATACAGTACCATCTGAAAACTGAAGCTCGTCTAAAACACACCCGTTGTCATCTAAATAAGTTGAAACATTGGTTACAACATGTTGAGTAAATCCAAGATTGTAATGTTTCCACCCAGTTTTATCAAATATGATGTAGTCCGAAATCAAAGGATATTTGAATTCAAACTGTGCCGTGCATATGAATTGTCTGAATTTAGCTTCTTCCAGCCCAGCAGGAATAACATATCCAGGTAGAACATTGAATCCAGCCAGCTGTAACCACCGTCTTATTGGAACAGCTCCATGAATTGTAGTTCCATAACTTGACATAGCACCTGCATAGAATTTAAAACTATACGGATCTTCTACAAAATTACAGATTAAACTATCAACTAAGCATTCTGGAACCTTTCCGTCACTCTTCGTGAATTTTCCGTTGTAAAGAACTCCTGTGACGAATGTTGTACCGTTTTTAACAGATATAGTTAAAGGTGCAATCTTTGTTTCTAAGAAAGTTTCAATGAGTAGTAGTGTTAAATCTTCTCCACCAGACTCATCTAGTGATCTTGATATTCCTTCTAAGTGACCCTCTACATCATACTTAAGCGTGATTGGAATACCGAATGGAACAGGCTCTAGAAGAACCCCTGCTTTAACATAGTCTCTTATGAACATAATATCCTCCTTAGTATTTCTTCAAGTTTGAAAACATCGACGGTAGGTCAGTTCCGTATCTAGAACGAGACCCGTTCACGTGAGAAATTGCATGAGCTACAGATTTAACAGGCACATTTATAGCTGCATCAGGCTGCTTTAAAGCATTCCAAATAGCGCCTGCAAACGAATCACTTATATCCTTTGAAAGCCCAACAAGGTGATCTACCCTACCTGTAACGCTATCTCTCTGAAGATGAACGAGTTCGTCTTGAAGTAGTTTTACATCTAACATATCTACACGATGTTCCATCAAAACAGATCTCAATGCAATATATCCATCTGGAGTTCTATCTAATGATATTTTATCAACAGCAAACCCTTGTTCTTCTAGAAGCTGAGCCATGTACTCACTCTGGAACTGGTCTCTACTTATTCTACATATATTGAATTTTCTACTTCTAAGCCAACAGATAAAAACAAGTATCTTCTGATAAGCTATCTTATCTCCAGAAGGTGCCTGTATAGCAATAGAAAATATGTGCGAGAACTTCGGGACAGATATTGTTCTACCAGAGTCATCTTTCTTATCTTCTCTACCAGATATGACAACTCCGGATATACCTGTT